GTGTTATGGTTTAGCTCCAACGGATAGAGGAAGTATCTTAATTCGTAACAGAATAAACTGTCTTGCGAACAAGGTATTCGTACTCTCCAATGGAGACTTAGTTTCGCAAACCGTCCCCGGAATAGTCGCCTCTGGCTCATATATCACCTCTTCCTGTAACTCTTATGTAAGCGTATTGCTATCAAGAGTTGTAGGTTGTGATTGGGCCATGGCTATGGGGGATGATTTGCTCGTTAATTACGCGGACGATTTAAACCAAAAGTACGCTCATATTGGACATAAGTTGAAGATGGCTGAAGTGTCCCCTAAGGGAAGTTTTGAGTTTTGTAGTACAAAATTCGATGGACCTTTGGGTTCTCCAGTCAATGTATCTAAGACTTTGTTCAGGTTGTTGAATCATACTCCAAAAGAGATAAGGGAGACCACTTATTTCCAGCAGTTTTGCTACGAAATGAGACACTCTCCCCATTTACCTCACATAAAGTCCACTCTTCTAGAAATAGGATTGTTAGAGGACTCTTATGTTGAGGATCTTACTCGTTATGGAATTGAATCCAATCCTGGACCTAATGGGGTTTCTTATTGTAATGTGCCAAAATCTCTTTGGAGTGCTAAACAAAACGCCGAGAGACTGCACGGACACCCTTTGGTGAGTTATTTTCCCAAAGTTTATGAGGAATGCACAGTCCCGTTCGACCATGCGGCATCCCATACAATGGTTCAAAAAGTACAAATCAAACGATCAAGACGTAAGAACAAGGCGTCTTTAAATAAGCAAATGTCCAAAGTCGCTATTTCTAAAGGAAAATCTCAGGCAAACCCCGCTCAGGAGGCATCTATCGGAAGACAGATTCTTCGTGTTATCGGTGGCATGGGCGGTGGAGCTGCGGGCCTCTATTCAGGAGGCCTTTCAGGCTTAGCCGCAGGTGCTCGATCAGGTTATTCTGCAGGAAACAGTGCAGCTACCATTCTTGGAATGGGCAGTTATAGTATTAAGTCGAACAGCTTATATTCCTCAGCCATTAATATGGGCTCTGTACCTAATATGCATTCAGCATCCGCTGTAGCGCGTATTAGGCACAAGGAATATTTGGGAGATGTCGTCTCTTCTGGTGTAGCCCAGACGTTTTCGATATCTTCTGGCTATTCTATTAATCCTGGTCAGGTTGATTCATTTCCCTGGCTCTCAACTATAGCTTCCAATTACCAAGAGTATAATTTTAAAGGTTTGCTCTTTGAGTTTAAGACCACTAGTGCTGATGCAATAGCTTCTTCCACTAACACTGCCTTAGGTAATGTTATGATGGGTACTATCTATAATCCAGCTCTACCGGCCTTCACTTCGAAGCAGCAGATGTTGAATGAGGTTTATTCAACCGATGCGAAACCCTCCGAAGACTTTTGTCATTTCGTAGAGTGTGATCCGGCTGAAAACCCCTTCAACATACTTTATGTTAGACCTGGTGCTGTGCCTAGTACTGGAAATGTCCAAAACTACGACCTAGGAACATTTTACATTGCTACTTCTGGTTTCCAGGGTACCAATGTGGTTTGCGGTGAGTTATGGGTTTCTTACGATGTTGAACTTCGTAAGCCCACTCCCGTTTCTCTTTCAGGCCCCCAGTCGGTGGTGTCTTGGGCTAATTCCTTCAGTGTTTCCACTTCGGCTTACTTCGGTGCAGTCGCTAATGGAACCATGAGGACCAATAATTGGTTCGGAGGAATCTGTGCCCTCACCACCAACACTATAACCTTAACCGGGTCTTACTCCGGCGCGTTTGTAGTGCAGTGTGTCTGGACAGGATCGGCTGCAGCTTGTTCGGCAGTCACTATGACTACTACCAGTAATGTGGGAGCTTATTTAGCTTACGCATCTGGTACGCAGTCTCAATTGAGTAATAATCCAGTTTTAGCAGGAACTACTCAGTATATTCAGTCGAACGCTTTTACGTTCACTCAAACTACTGGTAGCACTAATTCTGTGGTTATCACTCTAAGTGGAGGAGTTTTACCAGCCTCAGCCACGG